ATCTTTTGTTGCTGGTAGAACTTCATTCTCTGGTACTTTAGAAATGCACTTTGACGAAACTGATACACCACAAACAAGTTTAGTAGCTGGTGCTTCACTAGCTTTTATTTTACTCCCAGAGGGTAATGCAAGTGGCGACAGAAGTTTTGCTGGAACAGGAATTGTTACAGGAATGTCAGTTAATAACTCAATGGACGCAATTATTTCAAGAACTGTTACTTTTCAAGGAACTGGTGCATTAACAATAGGAACTGTATAATCCTAATTTATGTCAGTTATTGATAGAGTAAAGACTCATTTTGAAACTCTTAAAACTATCACTATCGAAGTTGATGAGTGGAAAGACGAGCATGGTAATTCTAGTATATTTTATTCAGAGCCATTGACCCTAGAAGAAAAAAACACAATATTTAAAAAGTCTAATAACTTTCAAGACTTAACTGTTCTTGTTGATTTACTTATAATGAAACTCCAAGTCAAAAATGATAAAGGAGAATTAGTTAAAGCATTTAACCCAGAAGATAAATTTGCATTAAGAAAGAAAGCTGATTCTAATATTATTGGCACTATTGCTAATAAGATACTTTTAGATACATCATTTGAGGAAGCCGAAAAAAAGTAAATAGCGACCCTGAAATAAGGTCGCTTTTAGTAATTGCAGATAGACTCCACATTACTATTCAAGAAGTTCTTGATATGCCAGTTGAACATTATAATCTTTGGTTAGCTTACTTGAAAAAAGAACAAGATCAGTATAAAACAGAACGATCATTAGCAGAAGCAAAGAAATTTAAAATATAATGGCACAAAATTTAAAGATAAACATACTTGCACAGGATAAAACTAAACAAGCCTTTAATGGTATTAGAGGAAGATTAGCTGGATTAAAAAATGCAGTATTTTCTTTAAAAGGTGCTTTCTTAACACTTGGTGCTGGACTTGCTGTTAAATCATTTGTTTCAACAGGAAGAAGTGTTGAAGATTTACAAGTAAGATTAAAACAATTATTTGGAAGTACACAAGAGGGTGCTAAAGCATTTGAAGTAATGGCAAACTTTGCCTCTAAAGTTCCTTTTTCATTAGAGCAAATTCAAGAAGCATCAGGAAATCTAGCTGTTGTTGCTGGAGATTCAGAAAGACTTGCAAAAATTTTAGAAATAACTGGTAATGTTGCCGCTGTTACAGGAATAGATTTTAGAACAGCTGGAGAACAGATACAAAGATCATTTGCTGGTGGTATTAGTGCGGCTGATATATTTAGAGAAAAAGGTGTTAGAGATATGCTTGGTTTTAAGGCTGGTGCAACTGTAACAGCAGAGGAAACAATAAAAGCATTTCAAAAAGTTTTTGGTAAAGGTGGAAAATTTGGAGATGCAACAGATGAACTTGCTACAACATTTACTGGTACTCTATCAATGCTTGGAGATAAATTATTTAATTTTAAAAGAGGAGTTGCTGGTGCTGGTTTTTTTGATGAACTTAAAAAAGAGTTTAAAAGTTTAAATCAGTTTATAGAAGAAAATGCAGAAGCATTTGAAACAATAGGTAGAGCAATAAGTAAAGTTTTAGTATTTGCTGTAAAAGCATTAGCTGGTGCAATAAGAGCAGTTGGTAACGCAACTAATTTTATTAAAAGACAGATAGAAGATATACAAAGATTATTAGGTTTTGATGTACCTTTTGTTGTTGAAATAGAAAAAGGTAAAAAAGTTATTAAAGAAGTAAATTTTGATTTAGTTAAGCAAAAAACACTATTTGAAAAAATAAAAGAAGAACTTAAAAATCTTAATGAAAGTTTTAAAATACAAAAAGAAATAGTTGGAATGATAAAATCTGGTGTTGCAAGTGTTTCAAAATCTATTGCAGAGTCAATAGTATTAGGTAAAGAATTAAACGAATCATTTAAAAAGTTAGCACAACAAATTTTAATAAATATTATTGCTAAAACTATTGAAAGACTTGCTTTACTTGGAATAGAAAAAATATTACTTGGAGATATTGTTAAAAAAGAAGCAGAAAAAGATAATTTAATTAGACGACAGAATACAAATTTAAAAAGACAAATAGCACTTAATGCTATGACAGGGGGTGGTGGAAGTTTTTTAAGTATGTTTAGTGGTAGAGCATCAGGTGGTTCAGTACAAAAAGGACAACCATACATGGTAGGCGAAAGAGGTGCAGAATTATTTATACCAAACCAATCTGGTCAGATACAACAATCAGCAAGAGGTGGTAATGGTGGTAGTGCTACAACAGTTAATTTTAATATCAATACAGTAGATGCTTCTGGCTTTGAAGAATTATTAGTTAGATCAAGAGGAACTATTACACAATTAATTAATAGTGCTGTTAATGAAAGAGGGAGTAGAAACTTAATATAATGTCTGGTGCTTTTCCAATATCATCTGCTAAATTTGAAACTTTAGGAATAAAATCTATTCAAAATACTATTATATCTAAATCTGTATCTGGTAAGAAACTTGCAAGACAAATAGACAATCAAAGATTTGGATTTACAGTTAGAATAGTTACAGGAACTAGATCAGATGTTTATGGAGAGTTAATGGCTTTTATAATAAAACAAAGATCAGGTAAAGAAAACTTTACAATAATCCCACCTGAAATAGAAGATGCTAGAGGTAATGAATCAGGAACTGTTTTAGTTAATGGTGTTCACGCAGTTGGAGATACAACGATTGCTATGGACGCACATCATAACGATAATCCACACGCATTTAAAGCTGGAGATTTTATTAAGTTTGCATCACACAATAAAGTTTATATGGTAGTCGCAGATGTTCAAGCATCTAGTAATGCTTCAACAGTTACAATAGAGCCACCTTTACTTACAGCACTTGCAGATAATTCAGTAGTTACTTATGATAATGTTCCTTTTACAGTACACTTAACAAATGATATTCAAGAATTTGGTGCAGTAGGAACAGCAAAAGATGGTGCATTTTTATATCAATTTGAATTTGATGTTGAAGAAACCTTATAGATGAAATACAAAGTAAAATATTGGATTAGTGTTGATTTTTTGGCAGAAGAAATAATTGAAGCTGATGATTTTAATTCTCAATCCTTTAATCAGGGTAAGTATAGCGAACCATCTAAAAATGCTAGTTATATGGTCAATGATGCAATAAAAATAAACAGACGAACATTTGAGGAACATGACGAGAAGCCTGACAACAGCAGTAAAGAACGAACTAGCAACAAATGATATTAGACCAGTACATCTTATCACTATTAGCTTTGGTACTCCTGTTAATATTACAGATTGTTCATTTCCATTAACATCATCAGTATCAGGTTCATCAGTTACATATTCAGCTAGTGATTTTATATTAGGTATATCTAATCATACAGAAGAAACAGATATTACTAAATCAAGTGTAACTATTAATCTATCTGGTGCAGACCAAACATTTATCTCAACAGTATTAAATGAAAATGTAGTTAATGATAATGTAGATATTTATAGAGGTTTTTTAAATGATTCTAATGCTATAATTGCTGACCCATTTTTACTTTATAGAGGAAAGATAGAAAGTTTTGAAATACAAGAGGGAGAAAAAGATAGTACAGTTGGTTTATCAATCGTATCACATTGGGCAGACTTTGAAAAAAAGAATGGTCGTAAAACTAATAATACATCTCAACAAAGATTCTTTAGTACAGATGTTGGAATGGATTTTGCATCTCAAACAGTACAAGATATTAAATGGGGTAGAGCATAATGGGTTGGGGTAGTATTGTAAAAGCTGTCACTAAAGCTGTTGGATTCTTTAAAAACATGAATCCTCTTGTATCTTTAGGTGTTACATTATTTTTAGCTTGGGCATTAAGACCAAAAGTTCCTGAAATAGAAGATTTTGGTACAAATGAATTTGATGATTTTGAACGAGGTTTATTAGTTAATAAACAATCTAATGACTCAAACATTCCTGTTATATTTGGAGAAAGACTTGTTGGTGGAACTAGAGTCTTTATGGAAACTTCAGGAACAGATAATACTTATTTATATATGGCAATCGTTATGTCAGAGGGAGAGATAAACGATATAGAAGAAATAAGAGTAGATGATAAAGTTGTTACTTGGGCAAGTGCATTATCAGATGGAACAGAAGTAGAAGTAGGAAGTGGAGATAGTAATTTTTATAAAGATTCAGCAAGTTTAATTAGAGTAGAACCTCACTTTGGAACAGATGGTCAATCAGCATCATCTTTATTATCAACATTATCATCTTGGGGAAGTAATCATAAATTATCTGGTTTATGTTATTTAGCATTAAGGTTTAAATGGAATCAAGACGCATTTACAGGGATTCCAAAAGTTCAAGCAAAGATACAAGGTAAAAAAGTAGTAGCATATAATTCTAGTTTAGAAGCACAAACTGCGGCATACTCAACTAATCCAGCTTGGTGTTTATTAGATTACTTAACAAATGAAAGATATGGAAAAGGTGTAGCAATTTCAGAAATAAATTTACAAAGTTTTTATGATGCTTCACAAGTTTGCGTAACACAAGTAACACCCTATTCAGGTGCAAGTGATATAAATATTTTTGATACAAATACTGCATTAGATACATCACAAAAGATTATAGATAATGTTAGAGAAATGTTAAAAGGTTGTAGAGGTTATCTTCCATACACACAAGGTAAGTATAGTTTAATTATTGAAACAACAGGAAGTGCAAGTATCACATTAACAGAAGATGATATTATAGGTGGATATAATTTATCTATTCCAACAAAGAATGAAAGATATAACAGGGTTATAGTTGGTTTTGTTGACCCAGCTAGAAATTATCAAGTTAATGAAGTTCAGTACCCAGCCATAGATGATAGTGGATATGCAACAGCAGATAAACACGCAACTATGAAAACTGCTGATGGTGGTTTTTTATTAGAGGGTAGATTTACATTTAAAACTTTAACATCTGCATATCAAGCAGAAGAAATGGCAGAAGTTATTTTAAGAAGAAGTAGAGAAGCATTAACACTTGGTATTAATGTTAGCTTTGATGCTTATGATTTAGCCATAGGAGATATAGTAAATATTACACATAGTTCATTAGGTTTTTCTGCAAAAGCATTTAGAGTTATGGGTTTAACCTTTAACGAAGATTACACAATAGGATTATCTCTTGTTGAGTATCAAGCTAGTCACTATACTTGGGCAACAAAAGCACAAGTAAGTTCTACACCATCTACTAATTTACCTAATCCATTTACTATCCAACCACCAGCTAGTGTTACTTTAACAGATACATTAATTGAATATAATGATGGAACTGTAATTGTTGCT